ACAATTAAAAATGTTGGAAAACGAAAGAATAAAAAAAAGATTGCAAATAAAAAAAGAAAGGCATATATTCATAAAGGTGGTAAAAAAACTATTTTAAATATTTATAAAGATACTTTTAAACATTATAATAAATTAAATAATTACATCTTACCAACAGTTGACGAATCATTATACCAATTTGGCGGCGCTGGTACCGCGGTTGCGGGCACAAAAGAAGACTACATTGAAGATAAGAAAGGCGATAAGGAAGACGGCGATAAGGAAGACGGTAAAGACGGCGACGGTAAAGACGGCGACGGTAAAGACGGCGACGGTAAAGACGGCGACAAAAAAGACGGCAAAAACGAGAAAGAAATAACTGGTAGATTTGCAAAATATTTTGAAATTGGATTTCTTTTTAAAGCGTCCGACGATTTAAAATTTTCGGTTTTATCAGATGATGATGTTTCAAAAACAACCGAAAATGAAAAAAATATAAAAATTGATGACGATGATGTTAAAGAAAAAAGGAAAAAAAAAGAAAGTAAAAGAACATTTGGAATTAACGAAATGATGAAAAAAGAACAAACCTGTAATGAAAGAATGTTGCTAACAACGGATCCGGGTAGTATAGCGGTTTGGACAAGATCAGAAGGCGATTGTTCGGCGGTTCGTCAAGTTTTGGATAAAATTGCAAATATTATTGGAAATTCTTAAAAAAATTATATAATATATAAATTTTTTAAGGCATTAAAAATATATTATTGTGTTCTCGCAAAATAGATGACAATGATATATGTTTTTTTATTTGGGTTTCATTTTTAAAATCAAGTAGAGTCAGTATTACACTATCTATCAATGCTTTGATTTTTTTATTATCACTGTATGTTTTTTTTAAATTGTATAACCCGGGTGTTACTTTATTAATAAATAAATGACATTTTTTCAATAAATTTTTGTAATAAATGTTAAATGAATAATCATCGTTCATTGTTTTAATTTCATTTAAATATTTCATAAATTCTGAAAAATCTTCATCAATATATTTTTGTGTTTTCCCCCTATTTTCAGAATTCCACCATCGTGACCATTTTTGCCAATAACCTATCTCAAAAATATAATATTTATAATAATTTTTTTCATCTTCAGCATCCGCATTTTCAGCATCAGCATTTTCAGCATCAGCATTTTCAGCATCAGCATTTTCAGCATCAGCATTTTCAGCATCCGCATTTTCAGCATCAACATTTTCAGCATCAACATCTTCAGTATCAGTATCTTCAGTATCAGCATCTTCAGTATCAGCATCTTCAGCATCAGCATTTTCAGCATTTTCAGCATTTTCAGCATCAGCATCTTCAGCATCAGCATCTTCAGCATCAGCATCTTCAGCATCAGCAGCATCATCGCGCTGAGCGTAAACTTTTATATTTTTTAATTCTTTAATTAATTTTCTAGATGTAGTTTTATCTATTATCTTTTCTTCCGATTCAACTAGCGATTTATAAAATTCTTCCTTAGTAACTTCAATTCTGCCTATTTTTTGAAATTCTTTTAATTCGCTAAATATTTGAAATTTAATCATATAATCTTTTAATTTTTTATTATATTCATCTAGGGGAGTTTTTTCAAAAATTATCGTTTTTAACATAAAATTATATATATATATATATATATAATTTTTTATATATAAATATTTTCTATATATTTTTTTATATATTTTTTTTTTTTTTATACAAAAATGGTATGTATTCTGGTACATTATTTTCATAAATGGTTGCTTTAAATGAATCATTGTATCCTTCGATATAAACATTATCACCATTAAATATTTCATCACATCCAATATCAGCTGAACAACTGCGTCCATTTTTACTAATTGGTAATTTTACACTATTATTTTTATCACTCATAGTATAAAATTGCCATTTTTGACGATTAGAATATAAAGGTCTGCCCATTAATGGTAAAATTGTTTCTTCCCCATTTTCTCTAGTTAAAATACCAACTTGTCGCCATTCTGTTCTAGGACCCCTTGTTGGGACATTTATTGGCATTCCTCTGGGATCGCTGCTATTTTTTGGAAAATAATTGCCATCTCTCAAGGGTGGTAAATATGGATTTGATAATGTATCTCTAGGGTGATTTGATAACCTCGCGCCTAATTTGGGCATAACATTGTGATGAAATCTATCATTAAAAGGATGTTCTAAATAATGTTCTGATCTATTATCAACAACTGATATTTTATACACTGCTTGTGTCATAACATATAAAAATATACCAGTTATTATTAATAAAAATATAATTGTTGTATTTTCAATACAAAATACTCCGGGTGGACATTTATTTGATCTATAACTACGAGGCATATATATATTATATAAAGTTTTTATCTAATATATATATATTATAATTTTTTGCCACCCACGGAATTAAGAATTGATTTCATATCTTTCATTGTTTCCATACTTCCCATATCTTTCATACCCGACATCATTGATTTTGCTTCTTTTAACATCGGACCCATACCCTTCAATGATTCCATTAACCCAGCTTGTTGCTGTACTAATTTAGATGTTTCGCTGGTTAAACCTTTAATGCCTTCTTTTCCCAACATACCTTGTAAATTATCATAAGCTTGTTCTAAAGTTGTTGCATAATCAATGCGATCTGTGTCAACTTCATCTTCGTCATTACCAACCTTCGCTGGTTCACTTGAAGGTATCAATCTTTTAGAAAATCCTTGTTTTTTGTTACAATCTCCGCTATCTGCACTAAAACACATTTCTGGTCCATCGTCTACCTGTTTACAGTCATCTTCCGATACACCATCTTGTGACTCCCATTCACCTCCTTCGCCTTTATCTTTATTCCATTTAAAACACGTCTTGTCGCTCATTGCTTCTTTTGCTAGTTTCTCCACTATCTTTGCACTGTCTTTTTCTTCTGCTGTTTCTTTACCTTCTTTAAATCCTTCTTTTTTTGATATTTTCATTCTAACTATCAATGAAACAATTATTGCAACTCCTAAAGTTATGGTCATATTTTTAGTAAAATAATTTGTCAGTAATCCTGTTGCTATTAATACAATTAATGAATTGTAATCCTTTTTGGACAAATACATTAATACCAATCCAATAGAAATAAGTAATACAAAATACAGAGTAGCTGAATTTTTTAACAATGATGATTTGCCAATTTTACTTCCAAATTTCTTAATTTTCTTTCCCAATTTATTACTTAATTTCTTTCCCAATTTTTTTTTTGCCATTTTTATTATATACAATATAAATAAAAAAACTTATTAACAATTATTTGCGAATAAGTTTTTGAAATTATGTTTTCATGTTTCCGAGTGCTTTCATTATTCCTTTAACGCCGCCCAACCCTTCTAACATTTTTTCAATTCCTTCTGCACCTTCCATATCAACACCTTCTTTGCCACCCTTTTTATCCAACGTACTCATCATCTCTTGTGCCAACTTCATAATATTTGCATTTCCTTCTCTTAATGCAAATCCTTCTGTTGTGTTATCGGTGCCGGCTAATAAAGCTTCTTCTGCACTCAACCCCTCAGCTAAAGCTTTTTTTTTAGCTTTTTTAATCAATTTGTTTGCTTTTTTAATAGGTTTGTACTGTTCTTCAAATCCTTCTTTAACGCGGTTGCAACCAAAAACAAAATTTGAAACAAACAATCCCGCCAACAACGCGACTGTCATATTACCACCATAACAATTTGCCGAATAAGCCACTGCTGAAAAAAGCACGATACATTCCCACGCACGCATACTAAAATATCCTAAAACATTAAGTACTGAAAAAGCCAACACAACATAATAGACTATTTTATTATTTATTAACTTGTTTAATAGGTTCTTTTTCATTATATAAAATACTTATAAAATAAAATTTCCTAAATTAATAACATTTTTTTATTTTTTCTATTTCTAGCAATTCTTTCTGTAATTCTTCAATCAAAAAATTACTTTCATTATTCAAAATTAATTTACGCAATTGTTGATTTAAATAATTTTCAGTGTCTTGTAATAAATTTATTTTTTCTTCCTCTTCTTCTTTTAAATTTTTAAAAATATTTGAATAACAATTTATTAAATTATCATAATCTTTATTTGTATTGTAAATATTCATCAATTCTAATATTATTTTTATTCTTTTTTTCTCATTTATTATTTTTTTTTTCCTAAAAAGATTAATATTTTCACAAATAAAATTACTCATAATTTGTATATTTTACATATAAAATATATAATTTTAATTTGTTTTAAATCATAATTAAATGCTAAAATATATTTTTATCATTTTATTATTTTATAAAATAATTTAAATCTATCTAAATAATTTAATCTAATCAAATAATATTTAGGATTATGTCAAAATCTCAAGAACTCCTTTTAACTGAAAACCCAAATCGGTTTGTAATGTTTCCACTCACAGACAAGAGCATATGGGATATGTATAAAAAACAAATGGATTGTTTCTGGCGCGCCGAAGAAATTGATTTATCACAAGATATGACCGATTGGAAAAAATTAAACGATGATGAAAGACATTTCATTAAAATGATTTTAGCCTTTTTTGCTGCAAGTGACGGTATTGTTTTGGAAAATTTGGGTATGCGATTTTTAAGCGAAGTACAATTGCCGGAAGCTCGCGCTGCATACGGGTTTCAATTAATGATGGAAAATATTCATTGTGTTTCAACAACTACTAAAATATTAACCGACGATGGTTATTATAATATTGGTGAATTAGAAAATAAATTTGTAAATGTTTGGAATGGGGAACAATTTTCTAACGTTCAAATAAAATATACTGGAAATCAATCATTATATAAGGTAACATTATCAAATGGTATGGAATTAGATTGTACAGATGGTCATAAATGGTTAATTAGAACAGGAAATCAAAAACACCCCGAAAGATGTAAAATGGAAAAAATAGAAACAAAAAATTTAAAAAATGGTTACGTATTAACTGATTTTGAATTACCTATAATAAAATGTAAAGATCCAAATGAATTTAAAAATCCATATATACACGGTTTTTTTTGCGGAGATGGTTCTTATTGCAATAATTATCCAACTATTTATTTATATGACGAGAAAAGAAAATTATTGCCGTATTTTGATGCAAAAAGTATACAAAAAAAGAAAAACCCTATTAGATTTTATATTACAGAAAAAATAAATAAACCAAAATATGAAGTTCCCATCAATTATAGTGTTAAAACTAAATTAGAATGGCTAGCAGGTTACGTTGATGCCGATGGTTGTGTTAATTTAAATAATAAAAAAGATGCAACTTCTATACAAATATCGTCAATTAATAAAAATTTTTTAAAGGATGTTCAATTAATGCTAACAACAATGGGTATTTTATCAAATATAAAATTAAATCATAAATCTGAAAAAAGATTATTACCCAAAAATGACGGAACGGGTGAGTATGCATATTATAATTGTAAAGATTGTTTTGTATTATATATTACAATCAAAGATGTAAATAAACTTATTTTACAAGGATTTTGCCCAAAAAGATTAAATATTTTATATTGTGAAAGAATTAATAATTTATTTTCTAGAAAAGAAAAAATTAGAATTAAAAAAATAGAAAAAATTTCGGATGATGAAAAAACCTTTTGTTTTTCAGAACCCATAAATCATACTGGAATATTTAATGGGATATTAACTGGGCAAAGTGAAACTTATTCTCTGCTCATTGATACATATATTAAAGATAAAGAGGTGAAACACAAATTATTTACGGCATTAGATAATTTTCCTTGTATTAAAAAAAAAGCGGATTGGTCAATTAAATGGATAAATGATAAAAGAAGTAATTTTGGAACAAGATTGTTAGCATTTGCCTGCATTGAAGGTATATTTTTTAGCGGGTCTTTTTGTTCTATTTACTGGTTAAAAAAACGCGGATTAATGCCCGGATTAACATTTTCAAATGAATTAATTTCAAGAGACGAAGGGATGCACACCGACTTTGCTGTGTTGCTTTATTCAAAATTAAATAAAAAGGCAAAGAAATCCAAAGTTCACGAATTATTTAAAGAGGCGGTTGCCATTGAAAAGGAATTTATTTGTGAAGCGTTACCGTGTAGATTAATAGGTATGAATAGTAAATTAATGAGTCAATATATAGAATTCGTTGCTGATAGACTATTATTGCAATTAGGATATCCCAAAATATTCAATTCTGCAAATCCATTTGATTTTATGGAAATGATTAGTCTTCAGGGTAAAACAAACTTTTTTGAAAAAAGAGTTGGTGATTATTCTTTATCATCAGGGGATCATAGTAGCGCATCTTTTGAATTAAATACAGACTTTTAAAATTATTTTTTATACATAAATACTATATGATTGAAATTTTTTTAATTTTTTTAATACTATGTTTTTTAATAAGTTTATTTATATATTTTAAATTTAAAAAAAAGGATGATGAATTTAGTGAAGAAAAAATATTGAAAGATGAAAATACTGTAACTGGTCAATCTAATAGAATGAAAGATCATTTAGCTTTAGCTCTTTTAGAAAGAGAAAAAATATTAAATACAAATGGGTTATTACCAGGTTCAAATAATTCTATTTGTTATGGTTTAGATGGGAAAAAAATAAAAGGTTGTAAATGCCACCCAACTTGCAAAACGTGTGGTTATGGTAAAGATCCAAAAGGAATGAATCAATGTTTAACTTGTATTAATGGGAGCGATGTTAATTCTCTTTATAGAAATGGTGCTGGATGGTGTAGTATTGAAAATTCAAAAAAACCTTCAATGATAAAAACAAAAACGGGACAAAACTTTGAATGCAATAATACAATTATTAAATTATGTGGATTGAAAAACAAATATGATAATAATGGTGATTATAGTGGTTGGGATAAATGTTTGAAAGATAATGAAAAAAAACTATTGATAAGTGGTTGTCAATTTGATAAAGATTATAAAATTAAAGCAGCCGAACCATATAAATGCGAAGAATGTATAAGTATTTTTAATCCTTATAATCAAAATAAAGATATTGGTGCTCAAAAATGCTGTTCTGGTGAAAATTGCTATATGAGAAGGTGTAGTGTTTCGGCTGAAACAGAAAAAGGCGGTGTTGTTACCAATATTGGATCAGAAACAAGTACATCAACCACTGGATATTATCATAAAAAAAAATTTGCATCAAATTTTTCTATTACTGAAGATAACACTTCGAGTATGGAAAGAAAAATAACAGTTACATTTAAAATAACAGACAAAATAATTCCCGAAAAAAGTCAAATAACAATTTCTAATTTAGCTGGTGTATCTACAACGAAAAATACTCGTTTAAAAATTACTGTAACTAGTCCAAACAATACTTCAACATTCGGTAGTACGACGCTTAATCCAAGAAGTGATAACACTGGTTCTTGGAATAAAGTAAATGGTTATTTAATATTAACAGTTTCCGATGGTGTAAGTATCCCAGCAAACACCGATGTCACATTTAGTTTTAATTTAAAACTTAATTCATCAATGGGTAGAGATAGTACTGGTATAACACCTCAAGCATCACTTATTTCTGGCGATGATACATATAGAGTTATGCCGCAAGATACTGCATCTCAAATATTTAAATGGGGTACTGGCACAGACACAAGCAGTGCAGACACAAGCAGTGCAGACACAAGCAGTGCACACATCCCCGGTCATAATCAAAATAGTTCAAGTGGTGTAGACAATCAATTAGGTCAAAATAGTTCAAGTAGTGTAGACAATGGAAATGGTACAACGATTGTAAATGGTTTTGGATATTGTGGTAAACTTCCAACAACTCTTTCTAATAGTATTGTTTGTACACAGGGTAAACAATTGAAAGTTAAGGATACAAAAGAGTTATGTGCAACCCAACGAGAAGATCAATGCGTTGGTGATAGTTGTGAATGGACAAATGATAAATGTATTAATAAAAATTTTAATAAATACTTTTGTTCAGAAACTCAAAATACTTGTACGACTGGTGAATGGACAGCTAATAAAGATTATATATATAGTAATATAGATTATATAAATAGTATTACTTCTTAATAATTTTCTTTAATAACAATTATTTTCTAGTTATTTCATAATTTTCTTTAAACCAATTATAAGTTATTTCTAATCCTTCATCTATATTCGTAAAATTAAAATCATTAAATATGTATTTTAATTTTTTATTCGTCACCGTTTTTCTCATACAACCATCCGACATTTCAGTCAACCATTTTACTTCTTCTCTTGGTATTTTCATTACATCCGCCAATTTATAAACAATGTCTTTAATTGTCCATTCATTATTATCACAACAAATGATATTTCTCTCAGAACCATTATAATTAAAAAGAAGCTGTAAAATAATTTCTGCGAAATCCCCAGCATATAAGAATTGTCTAAGGGGCGTACCAGTTCCAAATGCTTCAAAATTACCTCCCGGGTTATAATGTCTATAACTCAATTCCTTATAAAAACGATGCATAATCATTGGTATAAAATGTCCATCTCGCAAATTAAAATTATCATACTTACCATATAAGTTAACAGGTGTAACACAAATAAATTCATAGCCATATTTTTTATTATATTGTCTTGTTTGCATTTCTAACATTCTTTTCGCATAAGAATAACCTTCATTAGATGGATGTGGTGGAGATTCGTGGATCATTGTTTCATCCATTGGAAACTTTGATGGATTGGCTGGATATACACAAGAAGACAAGCAAAATATACCACGACGTATATTATTTAAATGACAAGCTTCTAAAACATTTTCGTTTATTTTAATATTATCACTGAATATTTTAATATTATTATCCATATTTTTGTATAAACCACCGACGCTCGCAGCCAGATGAATGATATAATCTATATCCTTTTTATTAAAGTATTGAATAACAGCTTCTCTATTTATTAAATCACAATCTGATCGTGAGAGAAAAATGAACGTATGATTTTTATATTGGTTAGAAACTATATTGTTTATATAGTTTCCCACCATCCCTTTACCACCTGTAACAAGTATTCTCATTTTAAAATAATTTAAAGTGAAAACTTTAAGTATTTTTAAAATGAAAAAACTAGCATTTATTACAGGAATTACAGGACAAGATGGTTCTTATTTAGCCGAATTATTACTAGAAAAAAATTATAAAGTATTTGGAATACAACGTAGAACATCAATGTTTAATACAACTAGAATAGATCACATCCGCGATAAATTAACATTGAGATATGGTGATTTAACAGATGGAGCTGGATTATCCAATTATATTCATGAAATTATTAGGAACAATCCCAATTTTAAAGTTTTTGAAATTTATAATCTGGCGGCACAAAGTCACGTTGCTATTTCATTTGAAATCCCAGAATACACAAGCGATGTAGATGGTATGGGAGTGATGCGTTTATTAGAAATTATTAGAACATTACCTGAAAATATTAAAAATAAAGTAAAATTTTATCAAGCTGGTACAAGCGAAATGTATGGTAAAGTATTGCAAATACCACAAGATGAAAATACTCCATTTAATCCGGTTTCACCTTATGCAGCTGCCAAATTGTATGCTTATTACATTGTTAGAACGTATAGAGAAGGTTATGGTTTATTTGCAGTAAACGGTATTCTTTTTAATCATGAATCACCTAGAAGAGGTGAGAATTTTTTAACTATGAAAGTTATTAACGGGGTTAAAGATATTGTTCAGGGGAAAAAACAATATATTTCTTTAGGAAATATTTATAGTAAACGTGACTGGGGTCACGCAAAAGATTATGTAAAAGGTATGTGGTTAATGTTACAACAAGAAATTCCTGATGATTTTATATTAGCAACTGGTGAAAGATATAGTGTAAAAGAATTTATAAATAAATCTTTTAAATATAAAAAAATAGATTTATTTTGGGAAGGAAAGGGAGTTGATGAAATAGCAAAAGATAAAAATGGTATTACAAGAATTAAAATTAATAAAAAATATTTTAGACCATGCGAAGTTGATATTTTATTAGGTAATCCAACAAAAGCTATAAATAAATTAGGGTGGTCATGTAATTATGATACGTTGGATAAGTTGATAAAGGATATGTTTAAATAAATTTATAAAAATAATAATTTAATATTTAAATATAATACATTATTTATATTATAAATGATAATTTGGGGAATAATTACAGCTAGAAAAGGTTCTATTAGATTGCCAAATAAAAATATTAAAAAATTAATTAATAAACCATTGATTGAATATACATATATTTCTACAGAAAATAGTAATTTAGATAAAGTTATTTTAAGCACAGATTGTGAAAAATGTATAGAAATTTCAAATAAATATAATCATATTGAAGTTCCATTTATAAGACCAGAACATTTATCATCATCTGAAGCAACACATATAGATGTTTTAAAACATTGTATGATATATTATAAAAATAAAAATATAGAATTACCAGAATATATATTCATTTTACAACCAACCACACCACAACGAACAAAAGATGATATTAATTATATATGTGATTATATTAAAAAAAATAAATTAAAGGGGGTAACAACATGGACGAAAAATAAAGTAGATTATGAAAATGGCTTAGCTTTTGTAATTAAAACCGATGTTTTATTAAATGAAACTCCAATTGTTAATCATAATAAATATAAAGCATGTTCTTTACCATATAATGGATTCCCTGATAATATTCATAAATTAATTTATCCTGAATATAAAGTTATTGATATAGATGAATTGGAAGATTTTGAATATACAGAATTTTTAATAAAAAATGAAATAAATAAAAAGAAAAGAAATGAAATAAAAATAGGTGATAGAATAATAAATGATACATCTAAACCATTTGTTATTGCAGAAGTTGGCATTAATCATGAAGGTTCTATGGATAAAGCTATGAAAATGATTTATGATGCTTATTATGCTGGATGTGAATGTGTAAAATTTCAATGTCATATTGCAAAAGAAGAAATGACTGATGAGGCAAAAGATATAGTTCCTAGTAATGCAGAAAAAAGTATTTTTGATATTATAGATAGATGCTCTTTAAATGAAGAACAAGAATTACTTATTAAAAAAACAGTTGAAGATCTGGGAATGATTTATTTATGCACGCCATTTTCTATAGAAGCAGCTAATAGATTAGAAAGAATTGGAGTAAAGGGATATAAAATAGGTTCTGGTGAAATGAATAATTTACAATTGATAGAACACGTAGCTAAATTTGGCAAACCCATGTTAGTTAGCACAGGAATGAATCCTTTACATAAGATTAGAAAAACTGTTGAATTATTAGAAAAATATAAAGTGCAATTTTGTTTATTTCATTGTGTATCAATATATCCAACACCATATGATAAAGTAAATTTGCCAGGTATTGATGATTTGAAATATGAATTTCCAAATACTATTATAGGATTATCAGATCATTCTATAGGTATAACATCTTGTTTTGGTGCATATATGAAAGGATGTCAAATTTTTGAAAAACATTATACAAGTTATAAATCGTGGCCTGGTCCTGATATTGAAATTTCTATAACTCCAAAAGAATTAAAGAGTATCATACAACAATTAGATATATTAAAAGAATGTAATAAAGGTGAAGGTCGTTTAAAAATACAAAAAGAAGAACAAGGGACGATAGATTTTGCTTTTTGTACTCTTACGATTACAAAAAATTTAAAAGAAGGACACGTTTTACAAAAAGAAGACTTAATTGCAAAACGACCAAATATAGGAGATTTTTTGGCAGAAGATATACCAATATTAATAGGAAAAACACTTCAAAAAAACTTTAAAAAAGGTAGCAAACTATTTAATAAAGATATAATTTAAATAATGAAAATAGCACAAACAAATATAAAATATAAAAACTATAATGAATATAATTATGTAATATATCACAGTTATCTTTATTTATATTATCAAAATTAGGAGGAGTTTTTGGCAATTTAGTATAAAAATGGTCCCAAAATTTTTTATGATACTGATCTGGTTGACGTTTTATTCTCATTTGAAAACCAATATATAAATTATCCCAATTTAACCCATAATAAAGTGTTTTTCGAAAAGCCCCAATATCGACTTTTATTTCATGATAATATTTACTTTTTCTCAAAGGTTTTTTTTTACTAATATGTAAATTTTTATAATCAATATAAAAACTATTGTAAATATCATCACTATTTAAATTTGTGGTTTCTATAATATATTGTATCATATCATACTCTTTAAAATTTGCCCATTCAAAATATTTTTTAAATCCATTTATAGTTTTAAAACAATTTAAATATATATATTTATCAATATCTTTTTTATATTTTTTTATATTCCAATTATTTTTTAAATATTTTGATTTACTAATATTATTATGTATTATTTTTTTATTAAAAATATCTAATTCACGACCAGGATATGGTAACCATATTGATAAATATTTGTAATATTTTTTAATATATTTATAAACGTCATCTGCAGTATTGTGTTCATTATGTAATTGTATATATTTATTTTCGGCCTCGATAAAATAACCAGCATATGGAATATAAATATCACAATTAACAATATTTATTAATTCTTTTACTTTTTGTAAAGTTTTTTTCTTATCTCTTTTATTATATTTTTTTTTCCATTTATCGGTGTATTTATCTCCAAAATGACAAGAAGGAAATCCGCTTGCCCCTCTTGCAAAATCAGATAACATAATATCTACTTTTGGTAAATTAAAGTTATTTGGGGCATTACAATCAACATTAAAAAATATCAACCAACCTTTATAGTCAAGTAACATACAAGTATCAAGATCTTCCCATAATTCATCGCGTAAAATCATTATCCTTGTATTTTTATCTATTACTTTCCATTTTCCTAGTTTAATAGGATTAATATTTTTCATTAATGTTTGATTTGTAATATATTCATTAAATACAGGGACATTTAAATCTCCCACTATTATTTCAATATTATCATTTTTTAATGCTAACGATTGTAATGTTGGAATATTTAAATGATCTGAATGACTATGACTTATATATATATAATTTGCTTTACTTAAATCATTCAACCAATTTTTAGGTGGTTCATGTAACAACCACCAACCTGTCATAAAAGCTGGTCCTTCTAACCATGGATCAGTAAATATAATTTTATTTCCGCATTTAATTTTAATACATGCGTGAGAATAATATGTTAATGTAAATTCATTTTTTTTTAATATTTGTTTTTCTCTTAATGGTAACCACGGTTTATGTGGCAATAAATCATAAACATTATAATTATTGTTTTCATATTTTAATGTATATGTATTTTGAATTTTATTACACGGATTAGTATATTTCATGTTTTTTGGATTTAATTCCCAACCATGTCTACTACATTTTAATAAATTACTATCTTCAATATCTATTAAAAATTTCCCCCCTTGATGTTTACACTTATTTGGGGCAATTAATAAACCATCCTTATTTTTATAAATAATATAATTTTTTTTTTGCGTTTTTATTAAATTACAGCCATTTTTTAAATTATCAATAATATTATTATCTATTGTATCAATTTTAATCCATTCAGAATTATTATTTATTTTAATCATATATTATAAGTTGTAATTAATATTTAAATAGAATTTAAACTATTTATAACTTCTTCATTTAAATATATTTTTTTTTTTGACATTTTTATTGAATGTGCTAACAATTTTTTTTCTAATTTATAAGGAACACCGTGAGAACCCAAAGTTTTATTACCATATTTAGGATGATAACCTTCATTATTATACCAAGTAAATCCGTAAATACCTATTTTTTTAGCAGAAGAATGTAGCAAATAATTTATGGAAAAAGTTCCTAATGTAGCTCTTGTTTTTGCAATATTATCAAATAAACAAGACAATAGTCCTATATTATTAAATTTAATAGTAGGCATTTCTTTTTTTAAATAATTATAATGTTTCCATATATCCCTATTATGAACATCTCTTACACCGGGTATACACGGTTTTATAGGACATATAATATTTTTTATATTTCTATCATTTAAATTATCTGGCTCATGCTCAATAACATCGTGAGTCTTTTTTAAATTTGGAAAACATCCCAAAAATAAAACATCTATTTTTTTACCATAATCTATAGGTTCATTCATATTAAACATTTGTCCTACTTTACAAACTATATCATATGAATCTATTTCTTTCCCTTTATTTTTACCGATTAAACTCGGTGATGGACCAACAATAGCCACTCTCTTATTTTTAAACAATTCATCTAATTTTTTAAAATCTTCTTCTTGGCTATAAGGTAATATTGGACTACCATAATGAGGTTCATGTGCTATAATTTTTTTGAAATCATTGATAGTGTTAATTTGTAAATTCATTTAATTAATAATTAAATGTTGTTTTTATATCTATTAATTTTTAAAAGTTTACTTCAATTATATAATTTATATTTAAATATAATAATTATATAATTTTTGATTTTAAAATATAAAATTATAATTATCATAATGGAAAAAAAAATACTAATATTAACAACTAATAGATCAGATTATTCTAAGTTAGAATGTATTATTAATATAATTTATAAAAATAAAAATACAAAATTATATTTGATTGTTTCGGGTTCACATTTATTAACTGATTTTGGAAATTCATATAAAAATATAAAATATCCAATTTATAAAAAAATTAATACATTGGTTAATTGTGAAGATAATAAAATGATGGCAGAATCCGTTGGATTTGCTTTAATTAAATATTCTTCATTGCTCGAAGAAATTAAACCAGATTACGTATTATTACACGGAGATAGATTTGATATTTTATCAATGACAAATGCCTGTTTATTAATGAATATATCTATTATACATATTGAGGGTGGTGAACATAGTGGTTGTGTAGATAATACTATAAGAAATTTTACATCTATGGTAGCGAAATATCATATTGTTGCAAATGAACAAGCAAAAAAAAATTTAATAAAATTATTAAATACTGATAAAAATATTATTAATATGGGATGCCCTATTATTGATAAATATATAAATTTTAATTTTACTATGGATAATTGGAATATTTTTTTGAAATCTTTAATAACTGATTGTAATATAACACGCAATGATTATATTATAATGTTATTTCATATTGATACATTAGATATAGAAAATTCTATTTTACAATATAAAACATTATATAATTTACTATTAAAATTAAATAAACAAATATTCTGTTTTTATCCTAATATAGATAATATTTCAAAAGAATTAATACGTTATATAGATAAAAAAAAAACAGATAAAATATTATTCCTAAAAAATTTACATCAACATGAATTTATAACTTTATTATCACAATCATCTTTATTTATAGGAAACAGCAGTTGTTTAGTTAGAGAAGCACCCATGTTAGGTATACCTACTATTTTAATTGGCGAAAGACAAAAGCAGCGACTTTTATATAAAAGTACAATACATTTTTCTGAAATAGATGAAAAAGAACTCTTAACCGCTATTAATAATAATTATGGTAAAAGATATTCTTTTCAAAATTTATATGGTGATGGTAGATTCAGTTTAAAATTTAACAATTTTATTAATAAAGTTATTGATTAAATATATATTATTTTTAACATTAAAATATTTTTTATCATAACTGATTTAGATTTATTTAATATTAAAGATTTATAGAGTATTATAATAAAAATGGGAGATATTCCGGAAATAATCGGATTAAATATTGGTGCGGGACATGCATTTAAAGAAAAAAAATGGGAAAATTTAGATTATATTGGAAATAAATATTGTAAAAATGATTATATTCCTCATATAAATCTTGATTTAAATTCATTAAAAAAAATAAATAGGGATAATAAAACATATGATTGCATTTATTCTAGTCATACAATTGAGCATTTATTAAATGAACCTGTTGCTAATATTTTTAGTGAATCATTTAGACTATTAAAAGACAACGGTATTATAAGAATAAGTTGTCCTGATTATGACAAAATGTTTAACGCGGGAATGAATAATATCAGTGTTTCTCCAGGCATTGGGATAAGAAAATTTAAAGAAAGATGGAATGCCTTTGATGCTTTTTTATATAAATCATTCACTTTTTGTCATAGACGTGGAAGAGAATTTGATAAGAATGGTGAATTCAACGATGAAATTGTTACTAAAAAAAAATTTTTTGATTTATTAAAAGAGGGTGGAAAAGAACATGCTTTTAATTATTGTTATAATATATGTAAAAAATATAATTTAAAATATGCTGATGTGTATTCGGGCTATCATATTAATTGGTGGAATGAAGAAAAATTAACAAAATATTTAAAACAAGCAGGATTCTCAGATATTAAAGTATATCCCAGAAATGGACTATCATATACAAATTCGATGATTGGTCCTAATTTCGGAGACTCGATGCCCGGTTGGTCTATATTTATTGAGGCAAAAAAACAACTCCAATAATATGATTTATGTCTAATAATACTTTTAATTTCGCTTTATTAATTTATAATATATAATAATTTAAATACAATTATTATATAGTTAGCTATAAAATGTTGAAATATATAATTATTAATGGTTTAGTTCGTAATGAAAATATATTATTCAAATCTTTAAAAATTTATAATTTACTTATTAATGAAAAAATTATTGATAAAATACTTTTTGTTATAGATAAAAATCTTAAAACGGATGGAAATAATTCACCTATTGGTAATACAATAAATAATAATTTAAGAAAAAAATTAATAGAAAATAATGTTGAAATATTGGAAATAGAAAATCTTTCGGTTGAAGATGTTGAAAAAATTGATCCAATTATAAAACAAAGACCAAGAAATACTTTAAGAAAAAATACACTGACAGGGTTATCTTTATGGAGACAAATGTATTCTCTAAAAAAGGCATTAGAATATATACCACAAAATTCTTTTGTATTAAAAACAAGAACAGATGTTTCCATCTCATATAATTTATTAAAAAAAATTTTTACACAATATATTATACCCAATAAAAATTTGTCGTTATTAAAATATAAAATATGGTCAACTGGTTTTAACGAAAAGGAACTGTTTTATATAATGGATTTTTCTTTTGCAGGGTATAGAGATGATTTATTAAAAACAACTCATATGAATGGTATTTATCTTAAATGGGGAAATAAAAGTCCAACAGGTGTTACTAATTTTAATTCATTATGGTGGTTAGATATATTTATTAATGATTTTCCAAAAATAAAAGACTATATTCAAAAATATGTTATTAATCCACCCGTTATTAAACAATATAAAGAAAAATTATATTACGAATGTATTGCTTATTATTATAAAAAAATAGATGAGTATTTCATTATTGATTCGGGTGTAAATGAATTTATGATTTCACAATCTTGGGGTCAAAAACATATTTTTAATTCACATTCTGAAATCCATAAACATAACCAAGGAAATACAAGATATGAATTCAAAAACTCTGAATGGATAAATAAATTTAAAAAAAAATTATTTAAAAGCGATAATGTATTATATAATATATATAATGAATTCAATAACTATTAATTATAATAATACAAAAACGGAATTATGTGCACTTGGTGAAAAATTTGGAACTGATAAATCTCCATATAACAAAAAAAACTTTATACACGGTGGTGAAGGTCATAGACATCCATATACTTGTTATTATGATACACTTTTTAAAGATATTAAAAATAAAAATATAGTATTTGCTGAAATCGGTATTCTCAGAGGCGATTCTATACGTATGTGGAGAGAATATTTTACAAAAGCAAAAATTGTTGGGTTAAATAATTTTTTAAATAAAGATAATACAAATATATCAAACTGTTTTTTTGATGTAATTGACGTTAAATATATGGATTCGATAACAAACATTTTTGATAAACATGGAAAATTCGATATCATTATTGATGATGCTTCACACAAATTTAATGATCAAATAAATATTATAAACATCGCTCATAAGTATTTAAATGATAACGGTATATTAATTATTGAAGATGTTTTTGAAGACAAAAACATTTTCATGAGATATAACTGTGAAAGATATAAAGATATGTCATTTTTTGACGAAAATCAAAAAAAACAAGCTTTAAATTTATCTATTGAAAATTTGTATTTTAAAAATATGGAAAAAATTTTACATCATTATAAAACAGTAGAATTTATTTCTGTTAGACATAATAATAGTTATACACCCGGTTGGAATAATAATAAATTACTTGTTTTAAAAAAAAATTAAAACAACGCATCATCAATTCTTCTTACATATTTATCCAATTCTTCTTGATCATTTATTAAACCATAAATGTCATTAAATATTTTTAATATTTCATTAAATCTAACATCTTTATTTTTATTTTTAGAAAATACTAAAAAATGACAATGATGTATAGAATTTGCCAATAAATTTTTATTCGGATATTTATTGTATAAACAACCTCTATAATTATATTTCCATAATCCAAATTTCTCTCCTATATAATTTATTCCTTCTTTTTTATTCTCAAACTGAGAATAAAATAAAATATTTATCATATATTCCCAATACGTTCCACTATAATCTAAAACTCTATTACCAAAACCAAAATTAAAATTTGGAAATATTTTTTGTAATTTTTTTTTATCTCCTTCTTTTGGCCAATTCAAAATTAAATTATCAACTACTTCATAATTAGTATTTTTGGGAAAATATACTAAGCCTGAATTCATATATTCATACTTATTGAATTCATTGATTTTTTTAAATGACATATTCCAATATCCTAATCCAAATGTTAATACTTTTTTAAAATTAAATATTTCATTACAATTCTTAAATAATATTGTATCTGCTTCCATATATAAAACATTATTTCCTTCATTGGTTAATGATTTAATTTTTTTTATAATATCAAACCACATATCTCTTAAATTATTAACTTGTTCTGTTATTATTACTATTTCTATATTAGATTGTATTTTTTTTATACATTTAACATTTATATCCACTATATTTTTATAATGATGCCATAGTTTTGGATCTAAATTAGATATTTTATAAAGTGGAATTAAAATTTTATTCATTATCAATAATATTTTTTGATATCTTTAAATACTTTTTTAAACATTTCTCTGCTTCATCAGGTAAAAATTTATAAATATTTTCAGGATCCTCTTTTAATTTTTTCAATAAATCTATTGTATTTTCATAACCAATATATTCATTCACCAAATTTGTTGTTAAATTCTGTACATTTCTATCCTGAAATACAGTAACTTTAGTGTATGCAACTTTAAATCCCAACGATTCCAAATAATACCCACCCCATATATCATCCATTCTTCCTATAAAAGGAATGACCATATATTTCTTTAAAGCTTCTCTTGAAAATAATGTATTTTGAGAATTAAATGGCGAAAAGGAATTTGTTGCTATTGGAAAATACTTATCATCAAAAAAACACATTGGTTTATGTTCTAACCTACATACAGCATCTATATCTGGGTCTCCATTCCAAAACATTGCTTGTACATCTGGAATCATTATTTTACGTGTTATTTTATATCTATTATTTCTACCGTACAATAATTGAATTGGATATCCTCTATGCCATAATTCTTTATAATTTGTAACACCGATGGGATCAAAAGCAATGTCTTCTGTTTCATAATAATAAACATTTGTTTCTTTACCTATTATAATATCTTCATCCCAATTATCTAAAGGTATATTATCATCATCAACACTCGCTATAATTTTACCACCTCTTTTTAGAGCTTCTAAATAACCAATATTTCTTCTACCTATTTTATTCCAACCTATCAAATCACTCATTTCTTTCCAATTTTCTTCTTGATATTCTGGAGTCATATACAAAATATTTGAATTTTCATTTGAAAATTTTATATATTCTTCGTGTGGTGTTTTTTTATCTCCTACAATTATCAAAAACCAATTTTTAAAAGTAGCAAATTTTTTTAATGCTTTAGATATCGAATATATTGTTGTGGTTACAATAATATTATCCATTTATAATAATTGATAATTGTTTTATTTAAATATATACATTATTAATATATATATATGAATAATTTTGCAATATGTATTAGCGGATCTCTACGTTCAATTGAATGTTGTATTAATAATTTTATTCATAATATTATTTCACCTAATAAACAAAATATGAATATTATAATATTTTATTTCATACCTAACGATAAAAATGCTGATAAAATTAATATTATAAATTTATCAAATATAGTATATAGTATAAAAGATGATATAGAATTACCTATTCCAAATATTATATGGTATGGTAGACATAGTAATTGTAAAATAGACTGTGTTAGTAGTTCTGGTATTAAAGGTTATTTACAACAAATTTATGGTATAGAACAATCATACTTAATGATGAAAACTTATGAAAAAAAATATAATATAACTTTTGATTATATTTTACGAGTTAGAAATGATATTATATTTAAACATCCTATTAACTTTAAAGATTTTTTGTTAGATAAATTAATTATTCCTAATTTCCATCAATGGGGTGGAATAAATGATAGATTTGCATTTGGTACTAGAAAAATGATGAATACATATATGAATATGTATTCAAATTTATTAGAAATGTCAAAAGAACATTTTAAAAAATATAAAAAACCTCTAATATTAAAAAATGCAGAATATTTTGCAAAAATAAATCTTGAAAATAATAATATACCATATTTACAACAAGATAATATATTATTTAATCGTGTTAGAATGGATGGAAATATTTTACCAGATTCATTTTAATTCTACTTTTTTATAATAACCACCATCAACAAATGTTTGACTTGTTGAATGACTTGATAATACTTTATCTTCATTATAATAATTTAATGGTAATACTCTGAAATCCATACTCATCCTTGTTTTACCTGTTTCGTTTAATTTATTATAATGCATACATAAATTTGCATTAAATGATGATATATTATTTTCTTTTTGTTCTATTGGTATAAATTCTTTCATTCTTGGCATCTTTTCTATCCATATTGCATTTGTGTCAAACATATCTGTAAACGAATACGTAAAATTTATTTCTCCAATTGGATGTCCTAATGAATTATCCGAGTGCATTTTCGCTACTGCTATATTATCCGGCAATTGAACTCTGAATGATGGAAATTTTTGAACTAAAGCTGAGTCTAAATCCAAATAAGGTAATATAACTTCTTTTATAAGATTATCATACATTTTCTGCATTTTTTCTCCTTCATCTGTTTCTTTTAAATAATTATAAAATTTATTATGATACCAAGTTTGGACATCAGGACCAAACTCTTTAAAAATATCGTAATTAGGATTATTTTTATGCACTTCTGATAAATCATCCAACTCAAAACATTTTTTTGCAAAATTTCTAAAATCATACTTTAAATTATCATATTTTAATAAATTAATATGTTTTCTACCAATAACCATATCTTGAGAAAAATTAAATTCCATTAAATAATTATAAGTAATAATTATTTATATAGTTTTATTTTAAATATGTTAATTTTAAATCATTAATTTCAATGTAAATTTTCTTCCTTCATTTGCAATTATTTGATATCTAACGTGTTGTAATCTATTTAATATTACTATTACGGCGTCTTGTTCTGCTTGATTCTTAACATTAAAATGTACACAAATATATTTAGGGAATATATTTTCATTTAACATCGCGTGTAATATTTTTATTTCTGCACCTGATATACTCAATTTTAATATATCAATATCAAAATGTTCATTTTCTTCTTTTATTTTTTTTAACGTTGTTGTTGAAATTAAATCATATTCATCTGAATAAACACCTTCAATTAAACTTTGCGAAACATATTGTTCATTATCTTGTTTATAAAATTTCATATCTTCTTTTTCTTCATCCCATAAAGCCTTTTCTATAAATTCAATTTTTTTTAAATCTGGTTTTAATGGATACATTATACCATAATAGTCTTCTTGAATATCTCCTGTCATTTTCCATTTTATTTTTTCATAGTAATGAAAAACTTCTTCATAGTGTTTTTTAGCGCGTTTTGTTGGATCAACCAATACAATATTACATTTATATTTATCGGACAATAACATATCAAAAGAAATATCTTCGCCCACTCCTGCCGAATATACAACACTATCTTCATCCAATTCAATATCTTTTGGTAAAATCCATCCACCATATTTAGTTCCTAATCTATCTAATTTTTCCATTTATAAATTAATTAATTGTATTATTTTTAATATTATTAAGAATCATTATATTTTTAACCAATTAATATACTTATTTATACAATAATATAAAAAAATATATTTATTTAATAATAAAATGAATCAAGAAATTATTTTATTTACAACACATAAATTCAATTTGGTTGATTGTCCACCGAATTTAAAAAGAAATTTAATGAAATGGAAACAATTAAACCCTTCATTTAAATTTAAATATTTTAATGATGAAGAATTAAATGATTGGATGAAAGAAAATATTAAAGAAAGAACATATAAATTATTTTTAACGTTGAATTCTGGTGCAGGTAAAGCCGATCTATTTAGAATTAGTTATTTGTATTATCACGGTGGAGTTTGGTTTGATGCTGATTTACCAGCGTTTGATATTGTATCTCAAAAAAAAAATTTCTTAGATTGTTTAAAACAAAATGAAGCCATTTTAATCAGAAACAGACGATGTGATAATCCACGATATACTTTATTGGGGTCATATTCACCAAAAAATTTATTATTTGGTGAACTCATTGAATTAATAAATAAACATATTGAATTTGTGCAAAAAAATAATAAACAAATTACAACGATTCACGTTACAGGGCCTTTTGTTTTACATAAAGTAATTAAATTTAAATACAATTTTAAAAATATTACCGAATTAGAAATTAATAAAAAATATAATTTTGATAATTGTCATTTTATCTATATTAATGATATTGTTCCTGAAAAATCTTCGTATGTTGAAGAAAACACTTATAACGGTTATCAACAAGATTTAGCTGTTATGAAAGTGCGACCACATAATACAGTAAATTGTATTAAAAATTAAATTCTTTTAATTCTTTATTTACTGATAATAATAAAGCCTGAACACCTTTTCTACTTTGATGTAATTTTAAATATCTAATCAAATTATGTTTTTTTAATTCATTAAAAACTTTTACTCCTTTTACAGCTAATGGCTGTGATGGGTCAGGGATAGAACGATTAATACCAACACCAAAATCATCAATCATTATAATGCCGTTTGTTTTAATTAATTTTAATGCTAATTTAAATTCTTCAAATATATGTTCTTTATCGTTTACAGAGTCTAATAAAATAAAATCAAAATGATTTTCTGGTTGTTTTTTTAAAACATCAAGTGAATCTCCCTGAATCCAAACAATATTATTTAAATGTTTGCAAATATCTTTTGATATCTCAATTGACTTTGGTTCAATATCTACCGATATAATTTTTCCATTTTTAATATTTTCACCCAACCATCTTGTTGATTCATGTCTCTCATTATAACTTCGTATTGTTCCAGTTTCTAATGCATTAATATACTCTGAATTTATGTTTTTTATACAATATTCTATTATATCCATTATATTTTAAATTTAATAAAATTGTTTTAAATTATAATATTCCTATAATTATTTTTAAAATGATTATAAATACTAATACATTTTTCTCTCATAACTTTCTCTTCAGATCTATTTATATTTTTTAAAATATTTGGAATAGTTTCTAATTCACTTTCTTTTACTCTTAAAATAGCATCTTTCCATAATTCATGTTTTGGTAAATCTAAAGTGTCAGCTAATACAATTGGTATCGAACCAATTGCTAAACTTTCCCAAAAACGTATTGAATTTGGTCCCGAACCCGATGGACATAAGCAAAATCTAGATTTTAACAATAATTGATTGTATTCTTCCTTTTGTATTTGATGTGTTTTCGTTATATTCAACTCACCTTTATTATTTTGTTTCGCATTATAAACCACATTATCAAAATGCCACCCACCAATGTCATTAATATATGTATTTCCAGGATGATTCATTTCAAATATTAGTTTTCTTATATCCGTCAAATACCATCTCGGATTATATGCCCCTTGAAAACTATATAAATAAGGACGATCTTTATTAATATAATCTTCTTTACTCATTTTTTTAAATAAATCATTTCTCGTTTTGTCTTCAATATTCACTGCATATAAAGGACAAGCTATTATTTTTATCCCATTTATTTCATCTTCGCCCACAATTTTATGCGGCGAATAAACTGTTTTAATACCCAAAGCTTTAAATAAACCAATCATTAATCTAAATGAAATATGCTGACAACAAGTGAAATTATCTTTAGTTTTAACATAAGGTTTTATTAAATTATAAATAACTTGTAGATTATATTTTGAATCTATAATCGTTGCCCACGGGATAGAAACATAATTTTCAATATGTTTATTTTGTTCATAAAACGTTTTTTCTGTAATAACAGGATATTGCCAAAATAATTTTAATTTATTTATACATTCTTCATAACTCATATGTTTTAAATAAAAAAATTTATTTAACTTTTTTATTTAATTTATATTAATTTATTGTATTTATTTATTAAAATAATACATTTTTCGGTCATTCTTTGAAAATCTTTACCCTTTCCATCAGGTTCATAACGCGGCTCACCACCTTTATTTAATATCCTTTTTTGTATTGGCCAATATTTATTTTTTGAAATATACACATATGTAATCCAATCATCGCAAAACCAATTTTTAATTTCTTCTGGGAAATAAAATCCAAAATTATCCATATGTTTTCGCGATACAAATGTTTGTGTTAATATAAATTTACCTTGTCCATTCGCTATTTTAAATTGTTCTCTCCCCCAATCTATTGGACCAGTTATCCCAGTATTGTTATGTATTTCCATAGCTTTAATACACTCTATTGCCCATTCTTTATCTAAAAATTCAATATCATCACCACACTGATAAAAATAATCGCATCCATTATCATAGGCTTTTTTAAAGGCGCGATTCCACATTTTTGTAACCCACCCCTTTGCTATACCATTGCTGCTTATAAATTGCATAGACACATTTTTTACTAAATTTATAAACGATATAATTTTTTTTTTTTCAGATTCATTGGAATATATTTTATCATCATCATCAACCACCGCGTAAATTGTATAATGGATATCTTTTTCGCCATATTTTTTATCATATGTTCTAATAAAACTCTTCAAGAACAATTTATACAAATAAGTATCTTTATATGATTTACAATTTAATCCCTTTGTTGTACTTGGTATTAATATTCCTATTTTATATGTCATTTTGTATAATTAAATTGCAATATTTAATATTTTTTTTTATTGTTTTTTTTTATTATTTTTTTAATAGTTTTATAAAAACTATTAAAAAAATTTAAATGTAAATAATTTAAATAAATTTTGATTATTTAATTTAAATGTTACTAACAAAAACAAATAAATTTCCCGAAATTGCTAATATTGCATTATGGGTTGGTCTATTTGCATCAAGTAGTGTTCTGTTATTGGGTGCAAAAAATATAACCCATAATCGTAAAGATTGGAAAGAGTTCGCAGCAATCGGCTCTCTCGGTGCTATTATTGGGGCCTATTATGGTGTAAAAAAATTTAGTTTATAAATATTTTTAAACAATATTGAAAAATTTCTCTATTCTTTTGAAAATATTATCTTCTTGAACAAACACATTTAATAAATATTTTGATGGGAAATACAACAATAATGTATTAATTAAGAATATACTAATACCAACTATTATAGCTTTTTCTTTATAAGTCAACCCATATTGTTTATCTAAAGCATTTGAGTTTTCAAATGAAAATGCCAATCCAACATTGGCCAGTGGGGGAATTAATGCTGTCGCAATACCAATCGCCACAAATCTAACACCACTTTCCATAATAATACTTATAGGCAAAGCTATACCACATAACAATGCGATAAATATCATATAAATGGCATTGATTGGTTCGGCACGATCTTTCATTTCTTGAGTTGGCCAATTTTCAGTTAATGGTTTCCCATTGAATGGGTTTTTTAAATTAGAAAATATTGTACCTAGTAAAAAAGAAATCCCAATCGTTATAATCATAACCATAATTAATGGAACAATCCAATGACTGTATTTTTTATCCATTGTTACGCGATGTTTTTTCAACAACCAATAAATATTACTTTTATTAAGCAATGAACCTATTGGGCTTAATAACATTGATCCTAAAATAGTTGTTGCTGAATTTGTTGCCAAGCCAATCGAAGCTAAACCGCCGGCGACAAAAGACATTAATATGGGACTACTTCTATGAGATTCCCCTAACTGACTTTCCAATGCTTTTAATATTTTAGATTTTACCTTAAATGTTTCTTTACTTTTATTATTTTTATTAAATTCCTTTGTTTTTAATTTCACCATTATATATATATATATAATAATATTTTATAGTAAATATTTATCTATAACCATTTTTGGTAATAACTGATTTTTAATTAATTCAAGTTTTTTATAGCATTTATTTATAGTTACTTCGCTAGTTTTACTTGCCAAATTAACATTTTTTTTACTTATATTTAAATTACAATTTCTTGAAATGAAATATATAATCCCGGCTGCAACAGATTGTGGTGTATTTTCCGGTATTAAACCATCTCTCTCTATTTTCAGTGCAACAAATTTACATAATTTTGTTAATTCTTTATTTATATTTAATCTACTGCAAAATCTATCTATAAAAGCGTGTGGTTTTGTTTGATGAAAATAAGTTTTATCGCCACCGATTGTATCAAATTCAACAGTATTTAAAATATGTACCGCGTTTTTACACCCTCGCGTTGAACTTGAATTATCTAAATGAAATATTTCAGCAATTTCTTTCGCAGTTCTTGGATAATTAAATATACGGCTAGCTAAATATATACTTGCTGCTATAATACCATCACGATTACAACCCCTGAAGGTTTTTAAAGATGATAATTTTGTATGTTGTTTTAATGCTTCGTCAATTATTATTTTTGGTATACCCGCATTGCGTGAGAAATTTATAATTCTTTGGAATTCTTCATATCTTGCCTTTTCTTTATACGGCATTGATTGCCAATCAGTATATCTTTTTATTCTTTTCATTTGGTACGTTGATCTATAATTTGTTAAAATTCTGCAAGCAAAAGACGATTCTCTTAATAATGGATTAATTGGCATACCACACCGTGTTGGGTCTGACATTTTATTATCACTTGCACCATAATATCTCCATTCTGCCGATGTATCCAAACAATTTTTATAAATAATACCACATTTATCATTTGAACAAATTAGAAATTTCTCTTCTGATAATTTTAAAATCGCTGAACATAATTCACACGTTTCCCTTGAAACACATTTATTTTCATCAAATAATAATTCCATATTTTTCTCTTCAGCATCATCATTATTTTTTAACATTTTCCATATTTTTTCTTTATCTATTATTTTATTTTTAAGTTTTTTAGTCCCTTTTATCGGTTTCGTTGATTTAATCATTTGTTATTTCTAATATTATTATTTTTGTATTTAAATTCAATTTATTTATTTATTATAAATGAATCAAGAAAATATAAAAAATATAAATACAAAAATAACGAATTTTATATTAAACATTGATTGTAAATATATCAAACGTTTTTTAAATATTGATTACTGTGATAAAGAATTAATAATTTTAAAAAATAAAATAAACACTGAATTAAATGAAAATGAAATAATTAGTTTTAATAAGTATATTAAAAATGTTGATTCATCAAATAATATATCAAATAATATATCAAAATATTATATAAAATTAATTCATATATTTGCAACAGTTTTCAATATTACGTCAACAAATATAAATATTGTAAATAATACATTAATTATACCTTTTGATATATCTAATTGTATACCGGATATCAAATATATTTATGAGACAAAGTATGATTATAACACTGAAAAATTTGTATTGGATAAAAATGATGAAAGATATATAGAGGATCTAAAACAATTTTGTTCATTTTTTATGGATAAACATAATGTAAAACATTACGCTGATATAAATATTAATAATGTTAATAAAAAAACTATTAATAGTAAAAAAAAAATATTTGAATCGTATTTTAATAATTATACTTATTTTTTAACATTATTGGTCCAACATATAAAAAAAATACATTTTTCATTACTAAAAATAATAAATAATTATTTTGTTTTCAAAAAAGATAATGATATTTATTATATTGATAATATTGTAAGTGATAATGACTTGGATAAAATAATCAGTGAAATAAGAGAAGATATTATTGAATATTTTTTTACAATTGATGATATTTATAACAATACAAACAAATATTTTAAATTAACAATATTTGAAAAATTTTCCGATACAATTGTGTATAGAATAAAATTATTTAAATAATTACTTATTATCAAATAATTATATCAATATCCAAATCAATATTTTCACTTATTTTTTTCTTTATAGCTTTATTATCTTTTTCTCTATCGCCATCTTTTATACTACCATAAACACTATTGGCAAGGTTTAAACGTTCATTAAATAACCTCTCATCTTTTTCCCAACCAGGATGATTTAATTCCCAATGATATAACATCCCTATTTGTTTTCTTTGAACATTGCTTATTGCTTTATTTAAATTTTTATTATCATCATCCTTCTCCCAAGCATCTGTATTTTTTACATAAAAATGTAATCTTTTTTTATCACAACAATGTATTGGTCTGTCTTTTGGATCCAAATCAACTAATTTTTTTACAAAAACATTACTTATTCCTTCAACGAAGCCATTTTTTTTTGTGTAATATAAATCATCAAATGATAATTTTAATTGATTCAAAAAATCTTGAATACTCATTGCTTCTTTACATTCTGTATTTAAATATACATTTATAGATAATTTATTATTAATAATGGTATTTCCAATATTTTTTGGAATTAATTTTTTTATATTTTCCTGTTCTTTTAAAATTTTTTGTAAATTTATTTCCAAATTTGTTAAATTTATTGGTGGTGGTTCTTCATTATTTGAGTGTTTATTATGATATTTATTAATATGCCTTATCAGATTTGTTTTTTTATGTGTATTATATTCGCATAAATTGCAATATTCCATTCTATGTATATCTAAATGTTTTTTGGTTTTTAAATGTCTATTATAATTGCCCTTTTTATTAGTTTTGAAATTACATTTTTTACATTCAAAATTTTTTTCCATTTTAATATATATTATTAACTTTTTAATTTTTTATATAAATTTTATATAAAATTTAACCTTTTTTTAACTTTTTTTTTAACTTTTTTTTTAAATTTTTATATTTTTTAAAAAATAGCAAAAAAACGCATTTTTTGGACAAAACCCCTATGCGAAAATCCATTTTTTGGGCATTTAAAAAATCACTTTTTTTTTTACGAATCAACAAGTGCAATTTTATTTTCAACACTTTTTTCATAATTATACCGAATCACTAAAAAAGGAGCACTTACCATAACTGAAAAAACACAACTTGTTTATTTATTTTAAGCATATATAATGGTTTAAAAAAGTTTGAAAAAAAAACGCTAAAAAATTATGCAGTGGTGTTTTAAAAAAATAAAAAAGAGCCAAATACGACATTATTCTGTGAAATTATAATTTATGGTAAGGTAAATTTGAAAATTAATTTATGAGTGTCCAACGAGAAATGCTTTAATGCCCATCATAAAATTCTCTGTATGCAGTCCGCCAAAAAAAAAGAGCCAAAAAGAGCCACGTGATAAACCCCGCTAAAAATATGTTTTTACATTGAATATTTGTCTAGGTATATGCTTTAAAAATAACAATTTAGCGGGTGGTTGGTCATTTTCAACAGCGTATACTAGAAAATAAACACGCTAGAACCATCGTCACAAATATGAAATTGCTCCAAAAACGAAATTATTTTTGCTTTTTTTTAATTTTTTTTGTCATTTTTTTTTCAACAGATGTCAAAAAAAACATTGTTACCATAAGCTCAAACCTTATTTTTTTAGTAAAAAAGTTTTTTTCAAACCATTACCTAGGAAAATAAAAGTTTACTCGATTTTTTTCAAAACTATTTTGGAAATTCCGATTTTGGACATTTTTAAAATGTCCATTTTAGACTTTTCCAAAATACTTTTGCAAATTTTTTCTCAAACTTTTCTATTATGATAAGACACTAAATAAACAATAATTATAATTAGCGGGGTTATGCTTTAAAATACCTCCAAATAAGTTTGCTCGAAAAAAGGCTGTAAAAAAAAAGTGGAAAAAAGTCATTTTTTTCCACTTTTTTTAAAAAAATAAATTATTATATATTTATTTTTTCAATCGTATTTATCATATCAGTATCATAAATAAATTTTCCACTTGGTTTGTAAGAAGAGATTTTTTTGTAATTAATTTTATTTTTGATTTGTTTTTCAGTATTTTTTTTTGATAAAAGTTCATTAATATTTAATGGTTCTTTTTTATTTTTATCATTTTTGATAACTACGTTACCAAAACCATCAATATTGATTCCTGTTTTTTTTTTGTATTCTTGCCTTTCATAATACGGTATATAATGATTCCAAGAAATAAATAACATATTTGGGACTGTATATTTTATTTTAAATCCATTTTCGGATAATTTATCAATAATGTAGTTTGTACACAATGCAATATTATATCTTGGCAATCCTAAAATAAATTCGGGTATGATATAAAAGCAAAAACATTCGCTATTGCGTAAACGAGCAGTTGTTTTAATTTTTTTATGAATTCTTTCTAAAAGTCTATCATATACTTTCAGTTTATGATCGTGGGTATATTTTTTATTTTTATATAAATCATCTAAATTTATTTTTTCACTCATTAATTAAGTTTCATTTAGAAAAAAATATACCGAAAAAAAAATATTAAAAGATAATTAATAGGTATAAATCAATGATAAAAAAACTTGTTATTTCTGGTGGAGATTTAACATTTTTATCAATGCTCGGTACTATTAAAATAATTAAAGAAGAAATAATTAATGTGGACGAAATATTTTCAGTATCTTGTGGTAGTTGGGTTGGTTTATTTTTATCTTTAAAGATAGATGCCGAAATTATCATAAATTATTTTATAGAAAGACCGTGGCATAAATTATTTTATTTTGATTCAGATAAACTTTTAAATTTATATGATTCTATTGGTATTTATGGTGTTGATGTTTTTTATGAAATATTTAAACCTTTGTTTAAAATGTGTAATTTGGATGTCAATATTACAATGAAAGATTTATATGAATATTCAAACATAAAGTTGAATATTTACTCAACCAAATATTCAGATTTATCATTTTGTTGTTTTAATCACGAAAAAACACCGGATTTAAAAGTTATAGATGCGATTTTTATGTCATCAAGTATTCCTATTATTTTTAAACCATTAAAATATAATAATGATTACTATATTGACGGCGGATATAATTGTAATTTTCCATTATATGAGTGTATTAAAAATATAGAAAATAAATCAGAAATATTGGGAATTGAAGCAGTACATCTTGACGACAATTTTACAAATACAAATAATGATAATATATTATCATTTTATACAAAACTATTTTTCAAATTTGTATTGGATAAAAGAGAAAAAAATGATGTTGAAAAAGATGATATAAATAAAATTATTATTAAATATGAACACTTTGAATTTTCAAAATTTTTTAAAGTAATTAATGACGAAACCACCCGAGGAGATATGATAAAAAAAGGAGAAGATGAAGCAAAAATTTATACTAAATACAAAAATCAAAGGGTGGATTGAATAAATTCATTCAAATTTTCTAAAGAAGGTTCCGCCTCAAATTCAATAACTTCATTTCCTTTAACTAAAATAATGGTTGGGTAACCATCTATTTTTTTATTATACAATTTTGAAAATTCTTCAATTTCTTTTTCTTGTTTATCTCCATCATAATCAACAAATGTTACGGTATAATTTTTAACAACTTTATTATTATATTTTTCTTTCAATTTTTCCCAATGTTTAATAACCTTCTTTGAATGTGGACACCAAGATGCGTATATAAAATACAATGAAGAATTATTTGATTCTATAGGTTTATTCGTAAACTCGCGATTTTCAATAAAGGAGGGATTTAATTTTGGCGCAACAAATTTATTATAAACAAATATAGCTGCAGTTACAAATATAGCAATTAAAACAATAATAATTACAAATTTTTTGCTTTTTAATTTTGCTAATTTATCCAATACCATTTTATATTATATACAAAATATCTTTTATTTATTAAACGAATTTAAATCATTATTATAATATTTAATTAATAATGATTAGAACACATAATGACAAATTAATGTTGTTTGATATTACTAAATATAATACAGATGAAATATATTATAAAAACTTATGGTTAAATAAATACAATTTACATATAGGTAAACAAACAAATAAAGATATAAAAAAAAAAATAAAAGCTAAATTGGTAAAAAAAAAAGTATAAGTTATATATATATATATGGCTAAAACAAAAAATAATAAAAGAAAAAAAAGAAAAAAAAGAACAAAAAAACGCGTTTATAGTTTAAAAGATTATACAAGTGGTGACGGAATGTTAACAAGTGTATGGGGACCAAGTTTATGGCATTATTTACATACAATGTCGTTTAATTATCCTGTAAAACCAACAGCACAGGATAAAAAAAAATATAAAGAATTTGTTTTAACATTAAAATATATTTTACCGTGTAAATATTGTCGCATAAACTTTAAAGATAATTTAAAAGCGATACCATTGGATGGTGATGCTTTAAAAAATAGGAAAACATTTTCTAAATGGATGTATTGTTTACACGAACATATTAATAAAATGTTAAAAAAAAAATCTGGATTATCATATTGTGATGTAAGAGAGCGTTACGAAAATTTTAGAGCAAGATGTTCCACGAAAGATATAAAAAAAAGATTGAATACAAAAAAGGAAAAAGGATGTATTGATCCATTATATGGAAAAAAAACAAAATGTGTTATTAGGATAATCCCTAAAGAAGTTAATACGCCAACTTTAAAAATAGATAAAAATTGTAAAAAGATGAAATAATTTATATATAATTAAATAATTATAAATAAATTTAAGAATATGATGCAAATGAATTTAACACGGGCATAGCACCAGAATTATTTCCTGCACCAGCACCAGATCCATTTAATAAACCATTTTTTTCATCTTTATCTCCTTGACCCATCATACCGCCGCCTGGCAATACACTGTCAACATTAGCAGCAGAGTAATTTGGAACTTTCTTACAAGTAAATGCTGGTTCCGGACATCTCTGTGGTCTGGGACAGGGTGGAGCTTTAGGACAAAAATCGCCACAGCCTTTTCCGCCTTTTCCGCCGCCACCAACTTCCGGGCATTTCGGACACACGGGTGGTACAACCTGTGATTTAAGGATATATAAATGTTCTTCCCCGGGTGGCATTTCATCTTTTGAAATACCGTGTTTAGAATTATATGATAATTTTGATTTACTGGGATTTGAATTTTGAAAATTAACTCTTACATCCGGGTTAAATGTTGTATCATCATAATCTCCTGTAATTTCTTCTTCGTCCATCATATCACTTAATTCATTTGTATCACTGTTCCCAAAAGGGTTATATTTACTACCTTTACCCGCATCATTTACATTATTTGTATCATTATTACTATCACCAGTCAAAGCTGTGTCGCTATCACCTAAATCTCCCGGATCAACTAAACCTCCAGGATCACCCATACTTTCATTCCCTTCAATGATATTCATACCTTCCAAAACTTTAATACCTAAAGAACTAAAAATTAGAACTGTCAATAATATAAGAAATAAATAAAATTTAGTTAGTTTGATTTTCATTATATAAATTATATAATGAAAAAAAAAATTTAAAATTAATATTATATAATATTATAATGCCTGCTTTAACACATAATAGAGTTAAGAATGGTTTTAACGGGGGGCGCCGTTTATTAAACGCTAATGCTGGTATAAAATTTGGACGAACCAAAGGTACAACAACTGCTGATGCGACTCGTTCCGATGCATTAGTCGGTGGTATTGGTCCACGAAGTAAATTTGTTAGAAGAGCTATAAATAATAGAGCAATATCATCCAAACAGGGAGGCTGTTGTCATAATATGGACAAAGAATTTCCTAAGGCAATATTATATTATTCATCTCCAGGTCCATATAAATCAGGTGATACTGTAACCATTACTGCTGTATTTGATAAAAGGATGGATAGTAATTTTAATGTTAAAATTGCTATTTCAGGTGTTTCAACATCGATTTCTGCAACAAATATGATTCGTGTTAATTCAACAACATATACATTTTCACATACAATGGGATCAGGCAATGGTGAAAATAAAATTGTATTGTCAAACGGTAAAGATATTGTAGGTAATATATTAAATGACGTGGCGAAAAATAATACTTTTGAAGTAGATAATACAGCACCAACATTATCAGGTGTAATCATCGTATCGAATAACGCAACAACTACTCTTGCAAAAGCAGGTGATGACGTAACACTTACATTTACCGCAAGTGAAACAATTGGAACGCCTGTTGTAACCTTTACAAGTGGTAGTGCAGCAATCACGGATACATCAATAGCGTATGCCAACACATCTGGAAACACTTGGACTGCTGTTTACACGACCAATTCAAGTGATACGGATGGTAGTGTCGCATATAGCATAGCATTCAGCGATTCGGCCGGAAATGCAGGAACTGCGGTAACAAGTGGATCCGGTAGCGTGAGATTTGACAAAACCGTTCCAACATTATCAGGTGTAATCATCGTATCGAATAACGCAACAACTACTCTTGCAAAAGCAGGTGATGACGTAACACTTACATTTACCACAAGTGAAACCATTCAAACACCAGTTGTAACCTTTACAAGTGGTAGTGCAGCAATCACGGATACATCAATAGCCTATGCCAACACTGGAAACACTTGGACTGCTGTTTACACGACCAATTCAAGTGATACGGATGGTAGTGTCGCATATAGCATAGCATTCAGCGATTCGGCCGGAAATGCGGGAACAGCTGTAACAAGCGGATCCGGTAGCG